GTTAAGCTCAGCTTATTAAGTGGTATTGCCGGTGTTGGCGTTACTGGTGCGGAAGTGCTACCGATAGTCGTTAAGCTGAGTGCGTTAAGCGGTATTGCCGGTGTTGGGGCTAATACTGCCGACGTGTTACCGATAGTTGCTAGTGCTGGCGTCGCGTTAAGAGCACATATCGCAACATAACATATTTGCGTTGCCGTTGCGGTGTTAGTTCCCCCCCACGTAACGGTGAACCCGCCATTAACGAATGAGCCAATAGTCGCGGTTATGTCTGCCGCACCAGAATCGTTATCGCTGACACAAATAGACTTGTTGGAATACTCGTACTTATGTACAACCGACGTGCTGCCGCCATTCTCTTCAGTTCCGCCAGAGCAAACGTTATTCGTTCCATCGCTCGCACCGAAACAGAACCGCATACTGTTTTCATACGCTGCGGATTCTGCGACGTAGCTAATTGTCGAGGCGATTACCGCTACCGGGGTCATATTCGAGGTGCTTATTCCATCAGTTTCATTAGTTCCCGATGTTGTCGTCTTTGACCATGTGCCGGCTTGTATAGATACACCACCGAGACAGAGACTCCATATATACGGCCCCGTACCGTCTACCGCCTCATCCCATTTTAGCGTGAATCCGTCATTACCAAATACGTCATATTCAGCTAGAACGTCAAATGATGTGTTACGCGAGACGCAATAGTTTGAAAACTGTTGACGCGTGTTAGCTGGCCCGCCGCCGGGGTTACTTTGCTCGTAGATAGCCCACTGGTTCCCGCTACCAGTCATAGCGCCTATATGATACGCTGAATATGTAGTTGAAGTCGGCGGTGCTGAGGTTACGCCTACACCCATGTGTATAGCACATGTTGGTGTAAATCCAAGACCAGTAACCGGGTGGTTTCCGGTCGTCGTCGCCGTTTGCCATTGTAAAACGCCAGCTTCTAAGTCAGAACCACCAAGCGCGAGGTAGTTTAACATAAAACCAGAGGCGGTATCGACAGTAGCCCAAGCGATTATAAACTCGCCACTATTAGCACTACTCATCGTGGTTATCGTGCCTTCAACGAGAATGAGCGAACCATCATACTGTAACAGCGTGAAAGATACCGCCGCGTGTCTACGAAACTCATTCCCGTTGGTTTCACCAGTTTGACCTGCCCACGCGATAGCGCCCTGCTGGTAGGCGCTCTTAGCACTATTATATGCTGAAAAACCGATGCCGTGTTGAAAGTCGGTTCCCCATCCAGTAGCAGTATTCGCATCACCCCATATAATAACGGCAACTGGCGTAAAGCCTAGTCCACTAATCGTCTGGTTGCCGATGCTAGTTGGTGTGGTAAGTGTGCCGGCTTTCGCGTATAGTGTCATCTAACGAGAGACTCCGCTAGGCGTATCCACTCTTAAAATAAAGAGTGTCGAGACGAGCATAGCCCGCCTCTACGACACTGTGATTTCAAAGACGGAGTGTGCTACCGACGTTGTCGCGTCTGTGCCGAATGTTATCGTGAAGGTTCCTGCTGTACACTGGTACGTTCCACCGAAGTCGAACGAACATAATACTGGCGTAGTGCTTGCGGTTCCTGTAGCTGCGATAACCTCACCGAACGCTGCGGTCGTCTCTGTAAGAGCACCTGCTTTGTTCGTCGACCATTGCGGGGTAGGGTACGTTTCGTTCTGAGCACACGTAAAGTCGCATATCGAGTTTGCAGCGGTCATCGTCGCGCCGTTCTCGTTATACGACGTAGCGTTATTAAATTCGCTCCCTTGCGCCGCGTAATTTGTTCCCGTTATCTCGGCCTGACTCGCTGCGTTAAAGAACTGCCCTGTAGTGTTGTTTCCTACTGCTGAAAGCAGCGCGAAACACCACGAGTTAGCATAATTCGAGTGGCAGTCTTTCCACGCACCTATCGTCTGGATGCCAGTAATAAGTTCTATACCATAAAGCCACATGTGACTTGCCATATTCTTACCTCTCCATTTCTATCTCTATTGCCTCTGTTTTCGAACCAGCCGGCCCTAGAGTTAATTTAACGTCCTTTAAAGATGCGTACACTACTTTCTCTGAGTCTTCGCGGGGCTCTTCGAAAGCGAGTGGATAATGTTTACCATCTTTTAAAAGACAGAATAACATCCCATCGGTCATATCGTGCCGGATTGTGCAATTCGCGCACCAACAACCGAGGTGAAGTTTAACCTTTTTTGCTTTTTTAGACACACCAGTTGAACAGAATGTTTTTCCGTTCAGCTTATGCGTCTTATTAGTCGTACACTCGGGACATAGGCACTCATCTTCGCGCCCGTCGGTGAATGTACTACTTGTTGCGTCCATTTTAAACTCTCCTAACCTACACAGTCTATCGAGCGCGGTAACCAGTCACGGCAGCTTCGGTCGGTGAGCGTCTTAGGCTCAGTCTTCCAGCCGGGAACACCCCGCACGAACGCTTCCTTACACCATATCCGATATATGTTACTCGTCGTCGGTTGCGGTTCGCCGCCGTGTTTGCACGTCGCGCAAATACGTCGCGAATCTGGCTGAATATCGCTCGTGTAGTTTTGAACTTTAATCTCAGGCTTGATTACCTTCCATCGTGTGTCGACGCCGTCGGGGTAGTCTTCATTAGTCAGATTAAGTTCCTTAGCTGCGGGGCCGATAGCGTTCTCGATTCGCTTAGGGTCTTTTAGATATACGCTGTCGGTCATAGAGTGGCGCTTCATTTCGATTCCGCGTTCTCTCTCCCGCCGCGCTCCGTGGTTATAGAATCGTCTATATGTCATTTTAAGACTGTATAGTGAGCGTCTTGGTGAATACCACGCTGACGGCACTCGTCTTTGTGATAAGCGTCTCTACCGCTCTGGTGAGCATCTGGCCGCCGGTCGAGGCATTGAATATGCCGTCCTCGTTCCACTGGTAATTTGCTTGTGACGTCCCGAACGTTGCTTGGAACGTAATAACGTTACTGCTTCGTGTCGGGTACGTAGGGTTCATTCCGACGCGCGTCTTATTAGAACCGCTCTGTAGGTCGGTTTGCGTGTTGACGAACGCGTTGCTCGAATCGCCTACCCCGAGGTAGGCGTTCGCGTTGTTGAAGGGATTGTAAGCAGCGTCGTTAATAAGCGCCGATGCTATACAAGCCCATCCTGTCTGAGTTAAACTCATAGCTTTACTCTCCTAATAGTTGTTTAATCTGCGAGGCGTGCAGATAGTGTACGCGCTCTCGCTCCACCACCTCTAAGTCGTGAGGCGTTCGATACATTCCCCCCGCATAATGAGCATCGGGGATGATTAGTAGTCTATCATTTTCGATAACTTTAAAAACCGGCTCTTCGTCGATTTCAAAAGTTGGTTTTATTTCGGTCATGTTACATTAATACTGATGTTTTGGCTCTGTGCTGAGCCGTATATCCCGTCGCCGGGGAATTTCACATAATAAACATAATTGTCGATAATCTCCCACGAGCCGGTGAATGAGAAGTTCCCATTAATGTCGGTTAGTTCGATTATCGGCCCAACGATTACCCCGCCGCCTGACGCGTAGTAATAAAGCTGAATCGGTTCGTTAGCGACTGTAACGGCTTCCCAGTTATTCGAAACAGTGTTCCACCATTGCAGTTGTCCAGAGAACTTCATATTCTCGCCTACCGATACGCTCGTAGCTGAGGCGGTGAATGTTAGTCTCGAATTCGCCCTGTTAACGACGGTAACCGCTGAGCTTGTAGACGGCGCGTATTGTTCTGTCCCGCCAAATTCAGCGTAATATGCAAAATCGCCGGGCGTGTTCATAGCTGGGCTAAACTCTACCTGTCCGTTCACGTCAGCGAACGTAGTCACGTCGTTATAGCGAACGTCGTTAACATAGTGATAAATGGTAATTGCTTCAGCTAGTGGCCCGTTCTGGCTGACTAGCTGAGCGATAAAGTTAATTTTCTGGCCGAGCGTTGGTCTACCGTAGTCGACTGAAAGCATAACCTCCGTCGGGATACCCCACGACTGCTGACCGACGAGGAACCTGTCTCTCCATCGTATTTCGAGCGTTCCGTGATTTGGCCCGCTAAAGATAACAGTAGAACCACCCGGCGGTATGTGCGGCCAAACGGGGCCGTTTACAGTCGAGATAGCGAGATTTCCATTAAGTAAAACTGTGTAAGGGGTGCCGTAGTCAGTGTCCATAATAAAATCTAAGACGTCGCCTACAGCGAGAACGCCAGTCCACGAGACTTGCTCACTCGTTACGCTATTATTGATTGTCACCGCGCCGTTGTACGCCTGACCCGCGATGAATCTGTATCGCGGGGCCGCGTTTAGGTTACCCATTGATAGCACCGTAACTAGCTTTGGTGTGGTGTCTACATCGGTAGTTGATACGCTCTCTATCAGCGAATACGCTGGCCCTGTGCAGCCGAAATCGGCCTGTAATTCTATGATATAAGGTGATTGTGATTCGTCGCTTATCGCGAATTTCTGACCCTTCGCCATAAAGTACGACATTGGAAACTCGTCGAAAACAAGCTGCTGCTCGCCATTCATCGGGTTAAAGAGATTTGCTAGGGCGTTATAGCTGGATAACATCGTTTCTCTACGCTGGTCGGGAGCTATTATCCTTAATGTAACAGAGATAACCCAGTCCTTCAGATACGACACCGAGTTAACAAGTGAAGTCTGACTCGTCGGCCACTGAACGAACGTAAAACCATCTAGCCACCAGTACTTCGCTTTTATCGTCATCTGAGCGTTATACGGCGCTTGCGTTATGTCCTGTCCGGCAAAGGTGAGCTTCTGTGAGCTTGTCATCTCTATTAACCTCGCGAAATTCCTTTCCGACGTCGGTAGTTATCGAATTCAGTTCCCATCGTGCGGATGTACTGTCTGGCTTGGTTCAGGTCTTGCATATTAACGGGGCCGGTGAACGTAACTGTCAGGTTTATATCGCCCTGTCCGCTCGTAGACGGCTGTGTTCCGCCGACGCTCTGTGCCATAGAACTTTGCGTGTTAACGCTGCCTACGCTTCCAGTAACTAACGCACCCTCGGCTAATCGCGGGAGCCCTGCTATAGCTGTCGGGTCGCCTATCTTACTCGCGGGTATGACATACTCGTCTTCGCCACCTTCGCCGATAACCGCTAGAACCCCGCCGGCTCGTGATGTGATATACGCACCTTCAGCGAGTGCGACGCCACCTATCTTTATGCTGCCGAGTGTTCCAGTTATGGCGTTACCGATAGAGCTTGCCGCTGAGCCAGCTATGTTTTCTATGCCAGTTAGAATCGCCTGTCCTATCTGTCCCCAGTTCTGATTCGCTATAGCACCAACCGCCTGTCCGCCTATGCCTTCTATGCCGCTGAGGATGTTACTTGCAATCTGTCCCCAGTTCTGACTCGTTATCGCATTAAATAATTCAGACGGTAGACTCGAAATCTGATTCCATAACCACGAGCCGAACGAACCTAATGCAGTCGTGAATCCGTTCCACAGCTCACCGGGAAGTGGAGATATTAACCCCCAAAGCCATGTGCCGAATGAGCCTAACGAAGTAGTGAATCCGCTCCACAGCTCGCCGGGAAGTGGCGATAGTAACCCCCACAGCCACGAACCGAACGAACCTAACGAAGTAGTGAACCCAGTCCACATTTCACCCGGTATTGGTGAAAGCTGACCCCACAGCCACCCGCCGAGCGCTGAAAGCCCGCTTACAAGTGCAGATTCGAGAGCCGCTCCAACTGCGCCCCAGTTAACGTGTACTAGGTCTTCGAGTAGCACGAGGGCGAGCGCTCCGAATATTCTTGGTAATAAGAGCGCTAACTGAACTGCTAGGTTTGCGAGCGCGGGAGCTAGTTTAGCGATGATTCCCGGCGCTGCGTCGCCAGCACCTTTCTCTAATGATGATTTCGTACCGTCTGAAACCGAGGCTCCGGCTTTACCTCCGCCACCACTGCCCCCACCGAACATACCAGAAATGGCGCTGACGAGCCCGTTAACCGCACCGCCCCAGTCAATGTTAGTAATAGCGTTTGTGATAGTGTTAACGAAATTGTTTATGACGGTCGTCCAGTCGATATTCGCGAGATAGTTAGCGAGTTTATTAGCTATGTCAGTCAGACTGCTTAAGCCGTTTAAGATGTCTTGTCCTATCTGTCCAGCGCCAGAGGATATAGTGTTCCATAGCCCTGAGAAAAACGACGTTATCGTACTGCCAGACTGTTCGATTGAGCTTACCATCATTGAGGGGAAGCCCATAATGTCGCTCTTAATAGTGTTAATGCCACCTTCGAACCCGCTTACGAAGTCTCCGCCAAACTTACTGAAGTTAAGGCTTAACAAATCGCCGGCTAGTTCGCCGACCCATCCGAGAAGTGATTTAAACTGGTCTACGAGCGAACCTATAGCGCCTCTGAATATGCTCGACGTCGAAACTAAAAGCATAAAGCCCGCGATAATTGGGCCTATAATCGGTATAAAGTCGAGTAGATTAGAGCCCACCGCAGCGATTGGCGCTAGAATCCCACCGGCAGCGTCAGCGGCTCCGCCGAACAAACCACCGACGAGAGGCAAATCACCTAACATTCCAACAAGACCAGCACCAGCGCCACCTATGGCTGTTACTATACCACCGGCAGCGTCAGTAACGCCACCGAAAAGCCCGCCTAGTAAGCCAGCGCTTTCGCCTGTGTCGGCTGTCGCCTCACTAGCATCACCAATCACAGCGCCGAAGTCGCCAGCGTGTACACTGGCTTCGTCCATAGCGTCGCCTACTTCGCCGCCCTCGCTGTCAAGCTCTTGCATACCCTTACCAGCTTCGTCGACCTGAGCGTTCATTTTATCGAGACACTCTGGGTTTATGGGACACGAGCCGACGCCTGTGTGCGAAGCTGCTTCTGCCTCTTCAGCAGCGCTCGCACCTTCGGTAGTAGCCGCTGCACCACCGCCAGTAAAGGAGTTTTTCATATCAGTTAGATACTGCGACAGTCCAGCGTCCTTTAACTTCTGAACGTTCTTTATGATGTCGGTTATGTTAATGTTAAACATCTTCAGCGCGATACCCGCGACAGCCGCACCACCAACTATCGCGGTGATTGCGAACACGCCGGCTTGAATCGGTAGCGGAAGTTTCGTGAACAGATTTACTAAATCCGTTATAATTGGAATGAGTGGCTGTAGAATCTGAAGGAATTCTCTTAATACGTTCAGAATAGATTTACCTAGTGGTGCGAACGCTTCTTCTAACTGAGTCTTAAAAAGCGTGAGCTGTTGACCGAATGTTAGATTCTGATTATACGCCTGACTTAATGCGTTATTATTCGTCAGAATATCAGCCGTATTCTTTTGGAACTGAAAGTCACCGTCTTTCGCTGCCATCGAGAGCTGAATCCACGACTGGCCGGTTAGCTTAGACAGAGCCGCACTCTTAACGCCCGTTTCGGCGTATTCGTTTAACGCGCTGGTAATTGCCGTAAACGCCTGTTGTGAGGTCATACCATTCTTTTCTAGGTCGCTCATCTCGGTAGACAGTCCAGACACCGCACTTTTTGTCTTAATTCCCTGCGTGTCCATCAGCGCCATAGACGTAGCCGCGTCGTCTACTGACGCACCACCCTCAGCGAATACCGGCCCCATCTTTTGCATATCGCTTTCTAGTGTGCTTACTGGGTCGTGTGTGTACTGTGCTGCTTGTGTTATGTTATTAAGTTCGCCGGTCATATCGGCGGCTGGCACGTGGAACTGCGAGAACACTTTCATCATAGTATCAGTCGCGGTGTTAACGTCAGTTCCAGTAACGACAGCGAATTCACCGAATGACATAGTTAGCGCTTGCACCTGAGCGTCAGTTGGCGGTATGCCCCCGTTTAAAACCATTAATCGTGAGTACAGCGTAGATACAGCATTACCAGCGTCGTTAAAACTAATCGGAACCTTCGCGGCTACGTTCTCAGCTACGGTAGAAAGACCCTGTAGAGCGTTTCCAGACAGACCAGTCTGCTTGCCGATGTTCGAGGTCATCGTGTCGATGGCTTGGCCGCTCTTAACTGCAAACACACCTACAGCGGCCCCGGCAATACCGACACCGGCAGCTACCATCGTTCCAGCGCCACCGAACGCACCGCCTAGAATACCAGCAGAGCCAGATGCTTCTTCCGCTGACGCGCCAGCGTCTTCGGCAGCGGTGCTTGCTTCACCTAGCCCACCAGCAGCGGCACCAGTTCCGGCAGCTACTCCACCAAGACTCTCAGTTAATCCGTCGGCTGAACCGCCGGCTTCTTCCATTGTGCCGCCTAGTGCTGCCGTTGACGTTTCAGCTTCGGCAGCGCCAGCACCCATCGCGGCAGCGCCAGCACCAGCGCCCGTAATCTCGCCGTCGAACGCTTCTGTCTGAGCTGAAGCGTCAGCTAACGCGGCTTCTAGGCCAGCCGTGTTGCCGGTGATAAGAACCATTAATTCGCCGACTGTCGCTGCCATTTAAAACTTCGCTGTTTTACGGGACGTTAATCGAGCTTTCGCGAACTTAGCCGTGTGACGTTTTTGGGCTTCAAGTTTCGCTTCGAACCGCGACGGAGCACGTTGTTTCTTTTGCTTAGCTTTTAAGACGAGGTGCATCTTAGGTTTCTTCGCCACGCCTCCCTTACGCTTCGCGTGGCTTCGTGTCGAGGATTTCGCTTTATGCTTCTTAACCTTCGACTTTACCTTATGCTTCCTAACTGTCTTCTTCGTCTTGTGCTTCTTCGCGGGCTTTGTTTTGTGCTTCTTTACGGTAGACTTTTCCTTATGGTGCTTTACTTTCTTAGCTTTCTTTACGCGGGGCTTTTTCGTCTTAGCTTTCTCTTTTCTCGGCTTTTTAGGCTTCTTAGCTTTCTTCGGCTTCTTCTGTTTCTCTTTTCTCGGCTTTTTAGGCTTCTTAGCTTTCTTAGGCTTCTTCGCTTTCTTAGCCTTCTTAGCCTTCTTCGACTTCCTGTGTTTTCTCGCTTTCTTAGGTTTCGAAGACGACGACGAACCACCACCGCCACCACCTCCGCCGCCACCTCCGGCGAAGTCAGTTTCGCCCCACGACTCGTCGTATTCTTGGCCTTCTTCGTCGTCTTCGCTCATCGCTCATTTCCACTTTTTAGGTTTCTCGTCGAAATGACTCCACTCCTGCGGGAACGTTCCGAATATCTGTCGACCGCCGCCTTCCTGAGCAACGTGCCAGTTAATCGCCTTAACGGTAATCTCGGCCAGCTCTTCTGGCGTTAGGTCTTCTTTCTTCTTTCCAGCGGTTAGTAGGTACTTTTCGGTTATCTCCGCGACGCTTGGAGCAATAGCCTTTTTAGGCGCTCTCTTCTCGTGCGGGACTTCAGCGATGTTTCCACTTAGCTTATTAACTGCCCCTCGCTTCTTCTCTGAAAGCGTTTGTGTCTCTTCTTGCTCTTTCACCCACGGAAGTAGTCTCGCGACAGTGATAGCCTTCTCGCCCTTCGCCTTCCACATATTCATCAGGCTTGCGAGTGACCACGCTTCTCTGTATTCTAGTTCTTTTCTACGTGTTTCGTAACCTTCGTATAGAATTGTGAACTCAAATGGGCAGAGCTTCCAGAACTGTTCGGGCGTCAGATTAAGCGGCCCACAGGCCAGCTTAAGCAGCGCCTTGAAGTCGAAATCTAGTTTTTTTCGCCGAGAATCTCTTCCGCTTCGTCTTCTCTGCCGCTGATTGCGACAGCTCGTACGCGCATATTCGAGAGGTCTTTAGCCGCCTGACCGTCGAACCAGTCTTCCATCACGAACGAAGCTGCCTCGATTACTTTTACAAGAATCTTAGGGAACTTCTCGTATCCGAGAATCTTTCCGGCGATTTCTTTTGTTATGCCGGGGAACTGATGTCTGAGCCCCTCAGCGAGTAGAATTCTGAGGTCGCCTGTGCCAGCGGTCGCGGAGTGCGTGAGTATGTATAACAGACTTACTCCACTAGCTCGCTTCAGTTGGTCGTCTGCCAGCGCGATTGCGTTATAGTCGTATTTCAGATATATGGGTTCGTCGACGGGAAGGTCGAGAAACTTTCTGTCGGCGTCTATGTCTATCTCGACAAAGCCAGCCATTTTATTCTTCAAAGCCATTAGTCGTTTTCCTCCTGTTTTGGAAACAATAAAGACTCACGCGCACTCATCGAGACACTTTCTGTCACTCGTACGCGCTACGTTTTGATTATTCTTTAGCCGATGTTCAGAGTACCAGCATACGGGAACGGAAGCTGGAAAATAGCTATCGTCGGGCTGCCGGTGACGTCACCTGAGTAGGTTATCAGGCACGGGTTCATAAACCAGTTTAACGGGAACGGGCCGAGCATCCTTCCGACGCTAGGCGCGAGGTTCGCGATAACTGAGTGATTAAAGCCGTGGTCACAGTCTGATTGGTCGTTAATCGTAACGACAAGGTCGCTCGCCGACGCACCATTAAGAACGTAGATGAATTCGTGACCTGAGTTAACGAACTTATCGCCGTGAGTAGCGCCGGTCGTACACGCATTATTAAGAACCGGCGTTAGCCCTATTGCCGTAGGGTCTGCGTTCCACGTCGTATTAATCTGCTGAACTGGTTGGTTTGTGTATGTTACGGTCATGTTGTCTCACCAGCTCGATTATGTTCCGGGGTCTGTTGCGAGGTCTATAGCGCCGCTGCCAGTGAAGGTAATAGTCATTTTACCCATCTTAGCGTCGTCCATTTGGTAATCAACCTTAAATGCAGCGAGTCCCACCATGTGCGCCTGTATTGTCGGGGTGGCTCCTTGAATGTCTTCTTGGATTCTCCAACCGATACGGCACGTCGGGCCGGGAGCTAAGGGGCCGTTTGCACCGCCGCCGATTGGTGAGGACTGACCGACCGACAGAATAACGTTTCGTACCATCTGCTGGCCGAGGTCGTCATCGAGGAAGTCAGTGTCGAAGGAACCATTCCACTTGTAACGGGTGGGGTAATAGACGATTGCGTCGCTGTCCTTCGTTGTATAGTCTTCTAACTGCGGGTCTATCGTCCATTTGCCGGTCAACTCGCCCCCCAAGATTGTCCACGTTGGGCTGCCGGTATTTGAGCCGGATGTGTCAACGAAGAATCGGGTAAATCTACCGTTAAGGAACCCGACCGCAGTACTTTTACTGATAGTCATAATTTCTCTCCACTAAGTTTTATTTTAATTTGGAAACGCGTGTAACCGCTAGAATGAGCGTTACGTATGCCGCGTCGCCTTCATTGTGTTCTAAATTCGCTGTGTATTGTATCTTAACACGATAATCGCCAACGTCATGTTCGCCGGCTATAACGTCGAGAACGTTTCGTGAGAATAAACGAGCCTTCTCGATGCCTTTATAGTCGCGTTTAACGTAGCAATGAAGTTTAGCTTCAGTAAGTGCAACGTCTTTAAACGAAGTGTCGCACTCGCCGAAGTCGGATATTTCTACATAGGGGAACGTTCGTTCCTTCGGATTAACGCGAATGTTAACACGTGTTAATTCATTAATAAGAGTCACAGCCAAGTCGCGAACAGTCGAGGCCGATTTAACTATTTTTATAGCGCTCTCTTCTTTCATCGCGAGCGAGGCCGTCTCTTTAACGGGTTTAGGTGTCTGTATTTCGTCCATAGTGACCTCGATTAATTTTATTGTACCTGAATAACGACGATATTAAACGTCGCCACGTCGTGCTCTGCTTCTTTAGCGTCCCACACGCTAACGTCTTCGCCGCGAACGCCTACCTCGAATAGAGATATAACATACGGGCTTTCGTCTGAAAACTGAAGCGTTCTAGGCTTAGCCGCCCACGCTGTGTAGAGTGCGGCGATAACATCGTTCATAATCTGAGAAACCTGTGCCTTACCGCCGTAGTGCGTGAAACAGTCGATTTCGAGCATATACTTATCAGCATAACAGTCCTTCGGCTGTTGTTCGTTAACAGCTATTGCAGCTTTACCTACCGCGACGTACGGTTTCATAGCGCCTCGCGGGACGGTGTCGTATACCCGTGCATACACAGGGACTCCGTGGTCGCTGATGTATTCGCGGGTCGTTAGCGTCGTGTCAGCTACCAGCACGTTATAAATTAAAAGTCTTAGGTCGTAGCCAGCGCTCTGTTTAATCATTATGCCGGACGGGCCGCTGCCTTTAACTGGTAATTCTGTAGCTTTCATTGTAAGAACGCCATTTGTAATGATAACATAATGCTCGCTTGAATGTCGTCAGCGTGTCCCGTAAGCGCTGGTTCTAAGTACGGGAACGGTGGGCTGCCCGGATGATTAACCGACATAGTAACAACATCTGCATCCCCCTGATTCTCCCACGTGAAGGCGAGAACTTTAGCTTTATTCGGCACTATGATGTGCGGCGCTGCGCCTTTCTCGACGTACCATGCGTACGACGTAGAAGCCATTACTCGCGCCTGTAACGTTGTCGCCGTTGCCGGTATGGTGTGAATATGATTCTCTAAGTTAGTCGTCTTCTTATGAACCAGCACTTTAGCGGTCGTCTCGACGAGCAATGCGCCTTCGTTAATGGCAGTTGCTAAATCGCCTTTCAGTCCCGCGCCAATAGCACCGAACCGCGCAACTACTTCGGATGTGCCTTCAACTGTCGTACCACCTATAGCGCCTTCCATTTATGGCCCCGCTGCGAATTCTACAATTTCAACCGCGCCTATGCGAAGGTACAACCATTCAAAGTCGGGATTAACCATTGTTACAATGTACCAATATCTCATAGCGCCGGTTTTTTGGTTAGTGTATTTAATTATCATTCGCGGGTCGATGTTCGGGTCGTACCGCACCAGTATCGTGTGCGTAAGAACTTCTTGCATCTGAGCCGCTAACATTATGTCGTCTGGATGTGGGGTCTGAATATCACAAGCAACTCCGTTACCGTCTGAGCCGACAATCGAATCTTTCCAGTACTGATACGCGAACGCACCGAGCGGGTCGCCCGTTGGTGGGCCGTCGTACATCTGAAATTTAACATACCGTCGCATCTGAAAGAGCGTGTTACGTGGTGAGGGCTTTTCTGGTGACGGTGAGTTTTCAAATTCAATCTCGGTGATTGTCATTTTAACGATACCCGTACCCTAGCTCTGCTGTCCCGAACGGACTCCACTTAACGCTTGAGCTGTCTCTGTAGTCCCACTCATCGAGCTTCCAGTCCTGTAATAGAACCTCAGCTTGCGGGGCTATTGTATAGTCGAATTCTTCTCGGCTCTGGTAAATCTGAGAAATCTGCGCTAATATCGCTTGTTTAATCTCCGGCGGGACGTCGCTTCTATCGTCGCCGAATCCGGCGGTGTAGGTAATCTGGTAGAAGCCATAGACATAGTAGTCCCACCAAAAACCCATAAGAAGCTGCACACGACCGGGGATTGTCTTAGTGTCGACGAAATACTTTTCAGTCGACTGAAGGTACTCGTTTCCCTGTTGGTCGAACGAGTAGATACTAGCAACACTCTGTAACGGCGCGGCTCTGAACGGATGAAGTCGCATCGGGAGAATCTCAGGTGGGTTCGGCATATACTCCATAACGAGTGTCTGTGTGAGTAGCGCGCGACCTATGTATTTCTCGACCATTCCAGTAGCCGCCGCTATAATCGATTCTATCATTTTAGATTGACTAACGTTCGACGGGTCTACGTGTAGAAACGCCGCAGCCTCGTCGAGAGTTACGGGATAATCTTTCGGCGGCACGAGCACTTGAATAGAGCGCTTCATTATGAATCATCTCCGATAAGCGTGATACTACGTCCGAGCGTGAACAAGCCTTCTGTAAGGATGTTTTGCGCCCCTGTTGGCGTAATAATGCGTAATTCGTAGTCGTATGTTAGCGGCGTAAGGTCTTTCGTGTCTTCATTCGCGAATAGAAGACTAATAGACTCTTTATCGTCGTTTATGATAATTCCGCCAATGAGCGCGTCGTCTTTCGTGAGAACAACGCCCGTAAGCGTGCTATATGCCTTCCAAACGAATGTGCAACCGTCTACTTCTAGCGGCGCACCCGCTTTCGTGATGGGTATTGTAACTTGAATATCTTCACCGGCAGTAAAGCTAATAGGTTGATTAATAGCCGCCATTTTAGTCACCTTCTATAACTAGCGCGTCGTCTACCGAACCCTCTAGGGTTATTGTCGTAGCTACGTTGCCGGTTATTTGTTCAGAATCGTCTATATCTCCGGTTAGCGCGACGATAACCGAGTAAGCTTTAACCTCACTTACATTCGCGTCAAATCCGGCTACAGCCGTTTCGCCTATAACGGTAACGTTAATGAGCGGAACATTAGCTTTAAAACCTAGTGTAGCCGTAACAGCTTCTAAACCGACGTCTATACTCGTTGCGTTCGCTAAAAAGGACGTTCTTGCAGTCGTAGACGGTACGCTAACATCTACATTAGAAACATTCGCGTTAAAGTTAAGAACCGCCGTTACGGCGGCAACTACTACATCTAACGACGTTATTGGTACATTAGCGTTAAACACTAACTGCGCGGTAG